ATCAGCAGAAGTGGGTCAGTTAAGGCCACTTCTGCCGGTGGGCAATTTTATGAGTTCAACGTGTCAATGCCGGACGGAATGCGCTGGAGTGAAATGCGCGGGTTGATCGAACGGATAGAAAGCTTAGACAGGATCAACACAGATGTTATTCAAATAAACAAAACAGGTGCGGAATACATCAACAGATACCAAGGTGACGTTGTTGATCCTACTAATATTCTATTAGAGTATGAAGGGGGACCCACGTTCAGCATTGTTTCTCAGAACTTAGGCAGTGGATTTTACTTTCGCGCAGGCGATTACTTACAGCTTGATACCGGAACAGTTTACAATGTGGTCGAAGACGTTCCGTCTTTTCAATCATCATTTAATGTGCACAGACCCGTCAAAGAAGCCATTGGCACTTATGAACTCCTTGCAGTAGGCAGTGACGTTTCATTTGAAGTAATTTGTGTTGAAATGCCCACTTGGACCATCTTTGGTTATGATCAAGTGCGTTGGAGCGGCAGCTTTGTGTTCGTGGAGGTTGTTTAATGGCTATAGATCTATCAAACTATCAAAGCATTCAAACAAACCTATTTGTTAATCTTAAACTCCCGTCGGGCGGGCTTAAATTCAGTGACTATCACAAAGAATTTGATGTCTTCGGCATTCCATATCAACCCCTTGGAGAGTTATTGTCTGTAACAACTTCTACGGACGACTTGCGAGCCACGCCCAAAGACATCATAATGACTATTAGTGGCATTCCTACTGGAAACGTAGACGATGTGTTAAATGAACGAATCAAAGGCAGTTTTGTAACTATCTACAGAGGCTTTTTTGATGCAGAAACTGCCCGACTGCTGAACATTGCGGACAATCCTGCTGGCAAGTTCCAGGGCATTGTATCAAACTTCCAAATCAATGACGACATTGGTATGGGTGATGACACAGGCACGTTTACCATCGTGTTCACAATCACCAGTATTGTAGAATTGTTAAATAACAAAGTAAACGGTAGAAGGACAAACCCAGTCGACTTTCCTGCACAGCAGTTGATGAGTCGTGTTGGTGCACTAGCAAAATCAAACTTTAACTTTGGAGCCCCTAAATGAGTTTTTTAAGTGGCGTAGCAGATTTTGGCAGGAGTGCATTGGGTTATTTGTCAGGCGATTCGTATGGTGCCAACTTAGTTAGAACAGCTGGCCTAGCGTATGCGGTTAACAGATTAAGCTCAAATGCAATCAAGTCAAACAACAGCGGAACTAAGAACATCGATCGAGGTGTTCGTCTTCAGATATCACCTGACAGTGACAGTAAAATACCAGTCTTGTATGGTCAATCATACTTTGGTGGCAACATCTTCGATGCTAAGATGTCAGCAGACAACAAGACCATGTGGTATGCACTTGCTCTCAGTGAAAAAACAGGCACACCACTAAGTGGTGGTGGTGGCTCTAGCTCTTACACATTTAATGATGTCTATAGAAACAACCAACGCATAGTATTCAAGGCTGATGGTATTACTGCTGACTATGCTGCTGACGTGAACGGCAACTTTGACAGAAGCATTGACGGACTATTCAAATTTTACCTATATGCTGGTGGCAGCACAAATGGTCAAGTGCCGCAAGGATACGCAGGCACAGTGCCAGATGCTTACACCATATTCCCAGACTGGACTGTGGGCACACACCCCGCTAATGACTTGATCTTTGCTATTGTAGAAGTAAGCTATAACCGTGAAAAGAACGTGACTGGCCTTGGCGATATGCTGTTTCAAGTGACCAATAGCATGAATCAACCCGGTGACGTTGTTTATGATTACCTCACCAGCACTGTTTACGGCCTGGGTATTGACCCAAGTGAAATTGACATCAATTCTCTTACTGAGCTTAACACATACAGCAGCAACAATGTATCTTACAACGATGAAGGATTTGGTGCGCAAACACTACCAAACCGTTATCAAATCAATGGATTAGTTGACACCGAAGAAAACGTGTTGGACAATGCTGAAAACCTTTGTTCAGCTGCCGCAAGTTGGTTGACATATGACACCAGAGACGGCAAGTGGGGTGTTGTCATCAACCGTGCGGTCTCTAGTGTTGCCAGCTTCAATGATTCAAATATATTGAGTAACGTCAGCGTGGGCGGCACCGGACTAACAGACCTATACAACTCAGTTAAGGTTGAATTTCCACATCGTGACCTGCGCGACAGTGCTGATTATGTGAAGATTGAGATTCCAGCAAACGAACGCAATGCCAACGAACCCAACAACACTCTTGTTATCACTTATGACAACATCAATGAACCAGTGCAAGCTGAATTGCTGGGATTTATTGAACTAAAGCAGAGCAGAGTGAACTTGACAGTTGAGTTTGAAGTTGACTACTCAAGTTACGGTCTTAAAGCTGGCGATGTTATTGACTTGACCAACGATAGGCTGAGCTTCGCAAGCAAGCCATTCAGAATCATCAGCATAACTGAACAAACCAAAGGCGACGGTGCGATGTCATTCAGCATTTCCGCTCTGGAATATGACGCAGATGTGTATAGTGTAATCAACATCACACGCTTTACACGTTCTAATGAAGATGGTATTATCACCATTGGGTCAATCGGCGAACCAAGCATTCCACAAGTTACCAAGTTTGAAACTGACAGCAGACCACGTGTGCAGCTAGAAAGCCTATCACCCACCGGCGTTGTTGAAGCGATGGAGTTTTGGCTTTCAAATGACGTTAACCAAGCGGAAGCCAGCAGAAGCTACACACTATTGACCACAAGACGTCCTTCAACGTCAGACACTTTTGCCAATGGCACCAACGTCATTGCTGAAGTTGACAGCTTGAGCACACAAGAATTTGTTATCAAGTCACGTGGCGTGAATGCTGTGACAACAGGGCCGTTCTCTGATTCAAGCGTAACAGTTGACTACACGCCGCAGCAGCGAACAGACGCAATTGGTCCAGACACGAGTGCACTTGACGATCAAGGCAACTTAGCGACGGCCTTAGGCGTGATTACGCTGCTCAACAATTTGGACGACATCTATCAAGGTTTAACAGGTAGCGAAAGTCTTTTTGATGTTTTGTTTGACAAGTTCCAAGAAACAACAGGTGTGGATATTGTTGACTTCTTTGGTGGTAACCAGGGCTCTTATGCACTGTCAGTTAATCCAAAGCTACTGCAACCTGGCGGGAACGTTGTGGTGTCTTTGCTAACCAATAACGTAGCAGACGGAACTCAAGTTCCTTACACAATTTCAGGTGTTAACAGCTTTGAGATCAGTGGCGCCAGTCTGACTGGCAACTTCACGGCTACTAATAACACCGCAACACTTCTGATTGATTCAGACGGGTCAATAGCTGACGGCACTGTTATGACAATCTCGCTTGATAATCAAGACGCAACTATAGATGTCACTTTCTCAGATACTGCATTAAGCTATGATATTGCTACATTTGACGAAGGCACCGAAATTGAAGAAACAACCAAGAGTTACAACTTTGTAGGCGACGGAGTTGAAGCAACCAATGACGGGTCAGGAAACATCACAGTCACTTATGGCGGCGGGTCTCTTGAAACGTATGATGAAGGAAATCAAGTTGACCTATCCACCACCAGCTATAACTTTGTTGGTGAGAACGTAGAAGCCACAACAGATAGTAATGGTAATGTTACAGTCACGCTTACACCGACACTAGTGCCGTCAGATGATTTAATTCCGTTGACCCCGCTAGGCTCACCGATATTTGAACCGACTATTAACACAACTCCTTGTGATAATGGTAGTCAGCTTCCGCCAGCGTTTTATATTGGTTCGTTGCCAACCAGTGACTACAAAGACCCCGAATACGTTCCAGGAAACGTTAATAACTGTGTTTCGTATTCAGGATCATTTGGCCCAGCCCTCTATTTTAATGACTCCACTTGGGAAGGCATTATTGAAAGAAAGTTATTTGTTACAGGTTAAAGGATATTAGATGGCATACGAATTAACAATTACTCCAAACAGAGGCGTGTTTTCGCTGGTTACCGTCGGTAACCCAGTTACTGGTCTTGAAGTTCCGACCAGTTACTCAGGAGCACAGAGCACAGGGTTTATTATAGACAGAGTGCCCGGATTAACTGTTAACGGTAATCCAAGTCTTGGGGCAATTACGTTTAACAACGCTAATTTACAAAACGTTACACAAATCACTGTTACCTCAGACACTTCAGCTGCTCCTGCTGGGCTTGCACCGGGTTGGCCGACGGCCCCATACATTCAGACCTTTAACACAGCAAATTTTGAAGAGTTTGCACTGTTCCTGGTTGATAGTGAATCGAGGTCATCAGATTTACAAACAGTGACATTAAGTGTCACTCACATCAGTTCAACAGTAACTAGCTTTTCGTCAGGCGACTTTTTAGCTTGTGAACAAGAATTTGCATCTGCTGATATCAAGTATGTGGCGACACCTAACTATCCGCTAACCGTAACAGGATCATTGAGGTCAATTAACGGCATATTGCAGACACCCAATTTAGCAGGATGGACCGAGTTTACTAATGATTACGATATTGAAACCGTAGGAAGAGTTAATTATCTTAGAAATCTAAGAAAGTCGCCAACAAATACGTCTGACGTTGACATATCATATAGTATAACTAAGAACGGTGTTGCGCATCAGAATTTTTTAGTAACACTCAAGCACAAAACAGCAGCAGAACTTAGAAACCCGGGCGGGCTTCCGTCGTAAGAACTACAATTAAACAGGTTAAAAGGAATACAAATGTCATACGAATTAACAATTACACCGAGCAGAGGAACAGTCATACTCTTAACCAGTGGGGTTGAGGTTGAAGGTAACATAATGCCCACAAGTGTTATAGGAACGAAGATAGTAGAAAGTCGCTTTGCCAAATTTTGGTCCGGACAACTGGCTGAATTCACTGTGGGACCTGCATCCGGTGATGGGGTTATTGCTTTTAACAACGCGTCTTTTCAGAACACTACGCAAATAACACTAAAGGCAACTACAAACACAGGCACCGGGTTCTTGATCCACAGTGGCCATATACAGCTCTTTAAGTCATCTAACTTTGAAGAATATGCACTCTTCAAAGTTAATAGCA